CGCAAGTCAAAAGCAAGCTGCAAAGAACGAGCGACGAGATGCTTCCTATGATTTTGGAACTAATCCATGTAGCGAAATCATCTTACGGCCTAACCAATTCTGCAATCTATCAGAAGTTGTTGTCAGGTCAACAGATACGCTCTCAGACCTTAAACGAAAAGTACGTACTGCGGCTATCCTTGGAACTTTACAAGCTACCCTGACAGACTTCCGTTACCTGCGTAAGATATGGCAGAAGAACACTGAGGAAGAAGCACTGCTGGGTGTGTCGTTAACAGGTATCATGGATCATCCAACCCTATCAGGAAGGAGAGATAAAGGTGTTCTTAAAACATGGCTTACTGAGTTACGTGAAGAAGCTATCGCTACGAATAAATCATGGGCTGACAGATTGGCTATTAATATTTCTACTGCTATTACCGCCGTTAAGCCTAGCGGTACTGTGTCTCAACTGGTTGATTCTGCTAGCGGAATACACCCTCGATATGCGGATCAGTACATTAGAAGAGTACGAGCAGACGCGAGAGACCCTTTGTGCTCCGTCCTCGAAGAAGCAGGAATCCCCGTAGAAGACGATGTAATGTCACCCTCTACCAAGGTATTCTCCTTCCCTATAAAATCTCCTGACGGGGCTGTGGTAGCCTCTGAGATGGGTGCTATGGAACAGTTAGAACTATGGGAGATTTATCAGGACTACTGGTGTGAACACAAACCGTCAATGACTTGTTATTATAGGGACGATGAGTTTCTTGAAGTGGGTCAGTGGTTGTATAACAAGTTCGATAAGATCAGTGGTGTTAGTTTCCTACCCTACTCAGAGCATACCTATCAGCAAGCACCTTATGAGCCTATTGACTTAGAGACTTATGAGAAGCTGAAGGAAGAGTTTCCAGAGACTATTGAGTGGAACATCTCTGAAAACTCTGACATGACTGAAGGGTCACAGACGTTAGCCTGTACTGGTAACAACTGCGAGATTTAATCAGTAAATAAACGGCCCCTGCCTATCTGATCTTGAATAGCGGGGGTCATTCTTACTATACGATCTATTGCTGCAATTCCGGGTGTGTAAGTCTGAGCCGCTTTTAACAAACCTTCAGGATCTTGTTCAGTAATTAAATCAGTAGCCCCTCCTATAAACTTACCGGCAGCTGTAAAGGGTGCTGGTACAATACCGAAAGGTGAGCCACCATACTCTTCTGCTCGCATGTTATATGAGCCGCTAGAGATGTTAGAAGATAGTTGATTAAATGCCGCACTAGCCACACCTTCAGGAGTCAAAACATCCTCAATATATTTATCATTAGTGAAGTCTAATGTTTTTCTACCGTCATCCCATATACCGGCAACTACACCAAACAATGCAGTGTATTTAGCACTGTTTAGCATTGCCGACTTTGCAGCTTCTACGCCTTCCTTGCTGTTTAAACCTTTGTCTTGAACCTTAAGGATATTTAAACCAACTTCTGTACGTAGGTTATTCATCTGCCTATTCATATAAGACAACATGCTATACATAATACGGAAGTTTGGGTTTTCGTTATATGATCTAGGCATTGCACTTGAGCTAACAGGTTGCCACTTGTTTAACGAAGCACCGGCAAAGTTAACTACCCAAGGATTGGATACTTTGCCTTCCTTTAGAGCCTCAACAGTTTTGTTAAACTCAGAGTCTGATAAGCCGCGCATGCCGGGATGCTCTCGAAGTTTTTGTAAAGACTTTTCGTCACCCTTATTAGACAGGTTCATACCACGCTTAATAGAAGAGTTAGTTAAAATCTCTTGGCCCATCCTGTTAACATCACGAACACCTGACAATGTATAAGCAGCCTCTCCTACTTTATCTACAACATTTGCTACTGCTGTAGGCAGTTTTGCGTACCGTGCTGTTTCTGCGCTATCCTCAAATGTTTTTTTAGCGGCGTTTTGTACTTCACCCATGTAGTTATCTAAACCTAGTTGCCTGTTTGATAACCATTTCCTACCTTCGACCGCGCCAAACTCCCTGTTAAACGTAGCGAGTACAGCTTTAGGAACTGTCTGCAACCAAGCTTTAAAACCGTTTTGATAAACAGGCGAGTTAAAACCTTCGACAAAGTTAAGAACAGCGTTCATAGGATTAGCTAATAAACCAGCAGAGACGGCTCGACGCGCTACCGCACCTACTGCATCACCGCCTGTCTTGGATGCTATAAGTACGCTACGTAAACCGTCTCTCAAGTTATCAGCAACAGCAGATGGATCAGATATGTTACCTTGTCTTGCTGCCTGTTCACGAGCCTCATCTCTGACCTTTTTAATAACAAACTCTAAACGAGACATTGGCTTACCGCCTTGTAGCTTCGCTTTCTCAACAATAAGCTTTCTGGCTTCGTCTTCGTACTTAGACATATCTAAATTAAAACGACTAGCAACAACACGAGCTGCTGAAATATCTTTAGCCATGTTTTTCAAAGCTTGAACCGGGCTATCGTAATCAGCTGCCTTTGTTGTGCCGGACTTACCTGCAATGTTTATCGTAGGAAAGTAATCATCAAAGTCTTTGTAAGGAACAAAGTCTAACTCTCTTAAAACCTTTGACTCTAGTTCTAAAAGATCTACAGCCCTTTGTTGTTCATCTGTTTTTGCATAACGCTTCGCAAATTCAAACGTAGTTCTGTTAGGCTCATCAATAGTTTTGTTCATCCGTAGAAACAAACCTTTAAAGTTTGAATCATCTTCAAACAGTTTGTTCATAAACGAAAAATCGTCTTCAAATACCACATCAATATCATGTAATTCTGATCGAACCATTGTCTCAGAATCTTCCACAAGCCGTGCAGCTCTGACACCTACGTTCTTTTCAATCCACTCTTTTTCACCTAACAGTAAAGAACCTGCTAGTCTACTGCCTTTTTTAGGGTCGTCATGAATGCTCTCAGGAATATCAACATCGTCATCAACTACTGATGTAGACTTTCGTGTATGCGTGTTAGTGTCTAAGTCTCCTGTACCAGAAGCAGCACGTCCACGATTAACAAAACCTTCAGCACCGCCTATGTCTACTGGAGCGTCTTCCTTTTCAACAACCCTACGTAAAGGCTCTTCTGTTATTTCGTCCCCGCCTTTGGTTAAAAAACGCCCAGCAACGCCGCCTAAAGCGCCACCCGCACCAGCACCAATAGCAGCACCAGTTAAACGCTCTTCGCCTTCACCGCTTAAGAAACCGTATGCAGCACCTTCAGCAGCACCTAGACCAGCAGCTTGAGCAGTCCGTGCAGCTTTACTAGCACCTTGGCTGATCTTTGCAAGACCCGCTCCGGGTATGAACAAAGACCCAATCAAACCAGCACCAGTAATAGCACCAGACATTAAAGGGTTTTCTTCTTCAAATGCAGACAGCTCTGATCTAGATTGACCAATAGCTTCTCCCCAGTTTTCTGCTTCTCCTACAAGTAAGCGTATAGTGGCGTCTAACTCATCACCGACACCTATAGCAGACTCTACAAATCCTACAGCACCGGATCTAACAGCACTATAATCATCAACCTCTTTGTCTTCTGCTTCACGCTCATACCAAGGAACGTATGCAGAATCAGAAATAGCTTCATCACCACTGTATTCGTACCATTCTTTAGCCATGATCTACCTCAATCAAAAAGTAACTCAATAATTTTAGCGTTACTAACACCCATATTTTGGAAAGTACGTCTAATTTGAGCATCGCTTTGTCCGTTAGCTCTAGCCGCCTCTACAGCTTCTTTAGATATAGGCTCTAAAAACTTAGGTTTTGGAGGTTCTGTTACCTCTTCTATAACTTCTCCAGTTATACTGGCTCTACGTCTTTCTAAAACAGTGATGTCTCGATCGTACATAGATAGATTTCTATCTTTTAATTCTTTCCTAGCTTGCTCGTAAAACTTTGCTTTCTGAGCAACAGGGAGTCTGCTGTAATCTTTGTTTTTTTGAAGTGCCATAGCCTCTGCTGTGTCTTCTATTTCTGATTCTTTAGGAATAACAGGTCCACGACGAGCCAACTCTTCTAGATCGTTATCAATACCACGTATTGTTCTACTGTCTTCTTGTACGTTATTTAACGCATAACGATCAACTAAACTCTCAGCCTTTTTAATAGCAGCTTCAGCTCTATTCTTAGCTGGCTCATTAACCCAACCAGTATCGTTTCTGTATTGATTTTGCAACTGTTCTGCTATTGCTAATTCACTTTCTACCATTGTTTTTAATCTTTCTGGTAACGTTTGTATATTTTTACGAAGATCATTAACATCTCCTGTTATGTCAAATTGTCTTTCAACTCTAGCTCTTTCTCGTGCTTGAGTATTTTCAATAGACCTTTGCATTACTTGAGAAAGTCTTTTAATATCTTCGGCATACTCAGGATTAGCTTTTAGTAAACTTTCAGTAGTAGTTTCTAAAGAATCAAAATCTTTTACTTGAAACAACTGATTAGAAAACGTTTGAACAGCTTCGTCATCAGCGGCTTCTTGATTAATTCTGTCAAGTTGAGCAGCTTCTACTACAACGTTTTCAAACATACCTTCAAAAGAAGAAAGATCTATGGTAGGATTAGTTTCTTTAATTTTGTTAAACTCTGTTTTCATCTTAGCTAAAGTTTGTCGCTTTTGTTCAGGATCTAACTGCTTGTTAGACTGCACAGCTAACGCAGCCTGACGCAGATTAGCTACTTCTGATCGAACCCTATTTTGATCGGTTACTTTTTGTTTAGAACCCATAGCAGCGCCTACTCTAGACAAAGAAGATCTAATTTCTTTAGCAAGAGCGGGATTTGATTGAGCTGCTTTGTTTAAATTAGATACAGCTTTTTGATAGTCTTCTTGACTAAGCGTACCGGCCATTGCTTTTTGCTCTAAATCTAACAAATTAGATTGCAAAGCACCTTGTACTTTTTGCTGTTGTAACTGCCCCGGAAGTTCTGCTGCTTTTTGTGCGGCAGTAAACAGTCCTTGCTGATACGAAGGTTGGAGCAGACTCTGTAAAAATGTTTGTGAAAACTTAGCCATGATTTACCCCTTTCCTAATAAACCTAACAGGTCACTCATACCAAACGCTGGTTTAGGAGTCACAGCGCCAGACAACAAGTTAGCACCAACACCACCCAGCAAGTTAGCTCTTGCCATTTCTGAACTAAGCATTGCTTCAAGACCAGACATAGTAGCTTCACCAAACATACCTGAACCAAACTGACGAGACTGCTGCTCAAGCTGTTGTTGTGTAAGACCCGGCTGCAAACCAGCAACTAATTGTTGTTGTGGCATATATCCTGCACCAAGGAATTGCTGACCTAAAGCAGCTTGTTGCATTTGTTCTTGTCGTGCTTGTTGCATAGCACCTAACATAGCTGAATTACGTGCTTCTTCTTGTGCCTTAGCTAATGCTAACTGCTCAGGTGTGCCACCAAACTGCGCTGTACGTACTCCTAAACGCCCTTGAGCAGCCATTCTTTGTTCCTGCTCCTGACGTTGACGTTGCTCTTCAGGAGACATAGCAGTACGCATACGTTGGAATATTTCTTGTTCACGTTCTGCTGTAGGTTGAGTGGCCTGACCAAAGAAAGCACCAGCGCCACCAAACAGCTGTTGCTGTAACGCTTGTTCTTCAGGAGATAATGTCATTGTAGTCTGAAGACCACCATCAGCACCCATCATAGAACCAAAGCCAGAACCGGTAGCAGTAGTAACAGTAAAGGGTTTAAACTGTGACATCTCTAACTGACGTTGTGCTAACTCATCAGCACCCATCCTAGCTTCTTTTCCTACGTCACTAAGGCGACCGTAAGCCTCACCCGTAAGTAGACCGCCAAGAACACCGGGCAGAACGGATGTATTATTCCCTAAAAAGTCTGTAAGACCTCCTAAAAAATCAAAAAAGCCGCTTTTAGATCCTCCAGCCATATCCATTATGTCATCTGTGTCGTAAACAGTACCTGTTGAAACGTCGTCTGTAGCTACAGCCATGTCTTACTCCTGATTAAAGTAGCTTACCTATTAAAGCCATTACGTTAATTTCTTGTAGTGATAATTGAGAGCCTTTTATATCTGCCTCTAGACCTACAACAACACTTGTTCCATATCCTGTAGCATTTAAGCTACGTTGATTAGTTAATGCACCACCAGTAAACTCTACAGTGGTGTATTCACTCTCGCCATAGTATCCAGTAATTTGATCGCCTACTGTAAACTCTGATGTTGCATAAGTACCTTTAAAGTCGTATGCCCACTTTATAAATACTGCTGCATTGTTCGCACCAACTAACGTAGGCTTTAGCTTCTTTAAAATTTTAATTCTAGAAGCATCACCAAAAGTTAAACTAGGACTGTAGTATTTAAATCTGTAAGTGTTACCGTTGTCTTCATAGCCAGCATATTGACTAATGCCATTAATAGTTCCTATTAACAAGTCTCCGTTTTCTTTTCTTGCATAAGACGAAAAACCAGTAGACAACCAACGAGTAACACGGTAAGATCCATTTTCTAATGTGCCTCGAACATCAAAGCAGTAGGTTATGTTTTGTCCTACAAAAGTTAATAAGTAAAAACTTTCTTCAGGACTGTAAACAGATCTAAAGAATGTATTCTCTGATTGTAATGCACTAATAATATCTTTAGTAATGTTTCCTGACAAACTACTAATAGGAAGTGACTTTTCTTGTACTGTTCGGCCAAAGCTTTTAAGACCTGTATGTGCTAAAAACAATACATCAGTACCGGTGTACTGTACAGTATCTCTGTTCACACAACCCACACCAGCTACTGTGTCAGCTAAAGCCATTGTTGCAGGAGCTTCTGCACCAGAATACGTAACAATACTATGCTTACCAAATATAATTAATAAACCGTTGTGTGCCGCTAGTGCAACAATCTCGTCATAACCATCGGGCCATACTTTAGATATGTCAATAGAACCACTAGTACCGCCTGAGTAGTCGTGACCTATAAGAAGGTCTGACCAGTAAACAATAGAAGGATTACTACTTACTCCTGTTACCCAAAGACGACCAAAAGCTGACAGCACTTCGTTACCTTGTACAACACCAGCTGCACCAGCAACTGAGTCTAGACGTACTACAGACGAACCGTCGTACACCAAAGGTGCTTGAGAAGCTTGAAATAAATAAGCTTTGTCGTTAAAGTTAACAATCTTCCAGTTGTCAGCAGTGATTGTATAACCGCCGGGTGTAGCGTCTGTAAGTGTAGTAGTGCCTGTAAATATCTTGTTGTTACCTACAGATAAAATTACATTACTACCTACACTTCTATCAAATTCTTTTATAGCTCTAATTGTCCCAGAGCCTAGTTCTGTTTTATCAGTTGTAATAACGCTATGACCTTTACGTGCCGCAATACGACCACGTTTATCAATCACGGCGTTGTCTGCAATTTCTGCAAACGACGGGTCTTGAGCCAGCGGAGAGTCTTCGGTATTGATTCCCTTAAACGCCGGTGCTACAAGATTAATACTCTTTAGTTCTTGAGCCATATCAGATAGTCCTAAAGATCATCTCTTCTGGGTGTTTTGCCGCGTCTATTGCAATAGCATCAGACAAATACTTATCAGCAATACTAAAGTATTCACCAGTAGAAGTACCACCTGTTTCACCACGTTCACGAGTTAACAAAGCTACTGAATAGTGAATAACAGGCTGTGAAGGTATAAGTAATACATCAGTATTAGCACTTAAGTCTGGTTGTCGTTTAACTACATTAAAACGTAAACTGTACGAACCATCAGGAGTTGGACCTACTAATACTTGCGTATCGCCGTTAGCATCAAGGCCATCATACGTGTAATATCTTGGTGTACTTTCTGGTGTATTAACAATATATATCTGTTCGTTAAACCAGTCTTTAGTCTGATAATGCATAAAGAAATTACTAGTATCATTAATAACAGACATAACTTTTACATCGTCACTACAGTCAGTCAGTGCATAAGTATTCTTAGATACAGTAGCAGGAACAACAATAGTCTTACGTAAAGCAGACCAATCAGTTGCCTCTTCTACTAATTTTTTAGCGTCATTAATAAAGTCGCCTACCATCTTGTTGTAAGTATTACTAATGACTGACGTAGTTTCTTCTTCACGTAACCTACGTAGCACACTGTTCATTAAATTAAGATACGTCATGCTAACATTCCCTTTTTACGTGTAGGTGCTTTACCTAATGCAAGTCTTAAAGCTTCTTGGTTGTAATCTATTTGAGGTACTGGCGTTGCTTGTGGTGTTGTAACTTGAAGAGGTTTTACTGTAGGTGCATAAGTAAATGTTTCTAAGTAATCTTTAAATGGTACTTGTTTAGCAGCAGCAGGAGCCGCAAGCATACCACCAGCAGATAAAGCAGATATTATATTACCGGCTTGAATCTGCTCTTGTAGCTCTTCTGTTTGTTCGCCATAAAATGCTTCAAACTCATCAAAGCGTCCCTGTACATCGTCTCTAAAAGTATCTAAGTTAAAACCTAAAGCACCTAACTCATCTCTTAAACCACCTTCTGATGCAGCAAGTTGTTGTAGTACTGAAGTTTCTAAGCCAGTTAAGTTAGAAAGAAACGATGCTTCTTGATCGGTAAACCGCGTAGCAATGCCGTTTAAAGCGTCGTTTAACCTGTCGTTTAAATTACCAAACTCAGTTCTTACTTCACTTTGAAAGCCTGTAAAAATACCTTCAAACTCATCAAAACGACCAGACACATCTGTTCTAAAGTCATCTAAATTAAGCCCTAGACTAGTAAGCTCGTCACTTAAAGCACCTTCTGTAGTAGCTAACTGCTGAAGTATTGATGCTTCTATTCCTGTAACACTTTCTAAAAAGGCTGCTTCTTGATCGGTAAACTGCGTAGCAATGCCGTTTAACGCATCGTCTAATCTATTGTTAAGGTCATCAAACCCAGTCTGTACTTCAGTAGAAGTAGCAAAACCAAAGCTGTCTACAATACCCCTAACGTCATCATCAGATAACCCTTCAGGAAACTCTATATTGCCTATGGCTTCGTTTACAACAGTACTAACATCCGCTATAGAAATACCTTCAGGTAAGCCATCAATAGCGTCTTGTATTAGTTGTCGTACTTGTTCTGGCGTAGCTCCTTCAGGAAACTCTATGTTTGATATAGCGTTGTTAACAATCTCGTCTATTTGTTCTGGTGTGGCATATCCAGCTTCTGACAGTGCCAGCAATAAACGATCTTCTGTAACAAACCCTGAGTCAGCTAAAGCAGTAGTAATATCATCTGGAGTTGCGTAACCTGCTTCTGACAAATACTGTAGCACCTGCTCTGGTGTAGCAAACCCAGCACCTTGTATTGCCTCATTAATCTGCTCTGTTGTAGCAACACCAGACAAAGCGTCTGTTAACTGTTCTTGTGTTAAATAACCAGCATTAGCTAACTCTTCTTGAATACGGTCAAAGTTGTCTTGTGACAGCGTGACCCCATTAGTTTCAAAGTATTCAGCAATGTCTTCCATTGTAGGCATTGCATTAAAATCAGGAAGCGTATTAACGAAGTTTTGTATAATTTCATTAATCTGATCTTGCTGGCCTGTAAACTCTGTGTCAAGCTGGTCTAAGTAATCAGAAAACAATCCTTGAATAATAGATTCTATGTCATCGTCAGCATTAGCATCATCGTCAGCATCAGCATCAGCATCAGCGTCGGCATCGGCATCGGGGTCTACAGGGTCTACAGGATCTACAGGGTCTACAGGATCTACAGGGTCTACAGGGTCTACAGGATCTACTTCCCGCAAGTCTTCTTTATCAGGGTCTTCAATCATTGGTGGAATTTCAAAGTAGTCGTCTAGTAAAAAGTCGTACTTTGACTCGTCGTCCATTAACTTCCAGTCACCGGGAATTATACCGCCTTCTTCTTCATAGCGGGTTCTTAAGTCCTCAAGAGAATACTGATAGATGTCTTCTTCTAGTGCATGAAACGAAAGGTCGTCTAACAGCGACTGATACGTACCAGAGTCTATGGTCTCTAAGCCAGTATTCTCTAGTTGATCTCTGGTGTATTCCCCGTTTAACTCAAAGTCAAGGTCTTCACTCTCAGCTAACTGGAAATACTCGTCTGTTTCGCTGTTAACAAAGTAGTTGTCACCTCTATTGGTGAACATAGTATTAGGGTCAACTTCTGTGTCTACTACTTGCGTAAGAGGAAGTTGGTCTTCTGTTGCTGTACCTGAGTCTACTAAAACATTACGTACTGAACCGTATACAGCACTGCTTACGTTTTCTATTAAAATACTACCAAGCCAGTCAGGAATACCTGAAGGGAAACTACTAGATAAAACACCACCAATAATAGTTCCTGCTTTCGTTGGATCTGCAATGGCTCCGGTAACTTGACCAATAACTTCTAGAGCTTTTACTTTAATTTCATCAACTAAATCGCCACCAGCACCAACAATAACCTGACCAATACCGCTTAAGATTTCTCCTAATGTCTCTCCGTCTTCTATTTCATCGCCAATACTGCCAGCAATTTCATTAACTTTGTTTATTGCTTCTCCTACTGTCGGCAAAAAGATAACGCCAGCAGAAGGCATCCAGTCAGGAAGAGATATGCCGGGAATGTAAGGAATTAAATCCCTAAGAATACCTTCAACATTCTGTAAAATATTTCCTGTTGTTATAGTTACCCCAGCGCCGCCAGTAATTACAACTGTTTCTGGAGAACCGGGGGGTGTTGCTGTAGAAATAGGACCACTAGCAAATTGAATAGCGCCTTGCTCAAGAACCATAAGAGTTAATGGATCAGGAGTTCCTATTTCTTCTAAAGATTCAATATCCCCCGAAGATAAAACATCTGCTATTTCTTGTGCATTAGTAACAGATTCTTGATATATAACAGGAAGCTCTTCTAAAAGATAACTACGAAGTCTAGAGTCATCTCCTAAAATTTCTGGAGGAATATCATTAGCACGACCAAGGATGCTGTCCAAAATCATCTGGAAAACATCTTCGTCAATATTAACTTCTGGTACTGGTCCTCTGGGATCTTCTTCGGTTTCGTCAGACCTTAAAAAATTATCCCTAATAAATTTTTGAAACTCCTCTTCTTGTAAGGTTCTATTGACAAAGTCAATAAACTCAGGGTCTGTTATAATAGGTCTATCATTAGGTCCTGTCAGTAATGCCATTTACTTTTCCCTCGATACGCCCTTAGTCTTTTCATAAGAACGCATTGCACCAAGACCAAGCATACCCATAAGTACAGGCATCATAGTCTCTAGATCAATAAGCGGTATAGTTACTTCAATAGTCAACAACGCCAGTACAAAGTTAGTAAACGGTATAACCATAAAGTTACCTGTCATACCTAGCACACAACACCAACCAACAGCAGGTCTCCATCCAGAGACAAACAAGGACTTGTGTGCTGCCTCTACCTTGTTA